CTCCATCTACTTATGCAAATGGTGATATAAGTCAAGTGCCAGGTTTAACGGCTGTTTATGGGTGTTTATTTGTTGGCGCTATTGGTTACATGATTGCCGACCAATCAGGTCGCATTTACACATCATTCTAAGGAGATAAAATGACATTATCTTATGAAGTAAAAGATGGGTTTGCTATCCTAAAAAAGGGAAGCAAAAAAATTGACACTGTTGGTGCTTGGGAAACTGATGCAGAAGCCGAACAATGGGCTGAGGCGGTTTGTGCTAAATATAATGCGCCTGAGTATGCAGATGTTGAATACCCAAATGATTTACTTGATTTAGATTTATAGCACAATCTTGAGGGATTGTAGCGGATATTAAATGGCCATTATAAAAGAGCTTACTAGTCCTAATGGCTGGCCAGCTAGTGAGGATCGTAAAGCTCTTGGCATAGAGTCATTTACTGTGCCTGGTACATCTATAAAGTTTGCTTGTGCAAAAGCCGTTGCACCTTTGCTTGTAAATTTTGCTAAAGATTTCCATGAATTAGTAGAACCTATTGATCAAGGCCAATTAGATGACTGGGGCTACGCTTTCCGTATGACCAGAGGATCTGACAAAGTATTAAGCAATCATAGCTCTGGCACTGCCATTGACTTAAATGCAATTAAACATCTATTGGGCAAGTCAAATACATTTAATAAGCATCAGCGTAATACAATTAACCTATTGATAACTAAATATGGTTTGGCCTGGGGCGGTAATTACAAAAGACGCAAAGATGAAATGCATTTTGAAATTGCCTTAAATGCAAAACAAGTCAAAAACAAAATAAAAGAGTTAGGATTAAAATGAAATTAGATCAAAAGAAAAAAGAAATTTTTAAGTCTTATTTGAGAAGCCTTGCAGCCGCAACTATTACAACTGTATTGGCTTTAGTTGCAGATTGGAACCCTGAGTATGCAATTTTAGCTGGGGCAATAGTCGCACCTTTAGCACGCTATTTTGATCCTAAAGATGACAAGTTTGGCATCAATAGCTAATGAGTATGAACGATTGGGCAGCTTTAACAGTCTCACTTTTAACTATTGTAGGTGCGTTAATTGCCACAGTTAGATGGCTAGTAAAGCATTATCTATCTGAGCTAAAAGATGACGGCAATGGCGGCCATAACCTAGAGGGCAGAGTAAGGCGCATAGAGCAAAAACTAGACACGCTCTATGACATCCTCATAAGTAAGCAATAGTTCCTTTACCCTACTCAGATGAGAAGCTGTGTAGTAGTACCTTCCAGGGGCAGGCCTTTAAATGCTTACAGATTGGCTAAGGCATTTAGAGATACAAATGCAGAGGCAGATTTATTTTTTGTCATAGACAATGATGATCCACTCTGGTCTGAGTATGTAAGATTTGAGGATGAATTTGAGTATAGGTGTATGCCTGCAGAAAATAAAACAGGTGGCTGTGCAAAGTCTCTTAATGATGTGGCTGTTATTTTGTTGGATATTACTAAGTTTCCTTTATATGATTATTTTATTTTCATGGGTGATGATCACCTTCCTAGAACCCAAGGCTGGGATAAAGCCCTTGTGGAAGCGATAGGTTTAGATCAAGGTATTGCCTATGGTGATGATCTGTTGCAAGGTGCAAATCTGCCAACAGCTTTTGCAATGAGTAGAAATCTTGTAGCAGAGTTACAAGGTATGACCTTTCCTGGTTGCGTACATTTATTTTTTGACAACTTTGTTAAGCAATTAGGCATAGACCTAGATTGTTTAAAATATTTACCTGATGTGATCATTGAGCATATACATCCAGCTGCAGGTAAAGCTGAGATGGATGCAGGTTATGAAAGAGTCAATCAGCCTAAATGGTATGAGCAGGATCTTTTGACATTACAAAAATATTTAATAAGTTCAGAGTATGCGGCAATTGTAAGAAAATATAAATGAACATTTTGATTACAGGCTCACATGGTTTTGTGGGTAAAGCTTTTAGGCGTGCGTTGCCCTACGCCAACTTGACTTTAGTAGATCTTAAAAATGGGACTGATTGCAGAAATTTTTTTAAGCTAGAAACAAAACAATTTGATTTAGTAATACATCTTGCAGCTATCGTAGGTGGGCGTGTACAAATAGAGGGCAATCCTTTGAGCCTTGCAGTAGATCTTGCTATAGATGCTGAGTTTGCAAACTGGTGCATGGTAACTAGACAGCCTTATGTAGTTTATTTCAGCTCATCAGCTGCCTATCCTGTAGAGCTGCAAACCCTGTCAAAAAAACATAAGTTGAAAGAGAAAGACTTAAACTTTAAAAAGATAGGCGCGCCCGATTTAACCTATGGCTGGTCTAAGCTGACAGGTGAGACCCTAATGCACTATTTAAGAGAGACTGGCACTAAGGTCTTAATACTTAGACCTTTTAGCGGATATGGCACTGACCAAGATTTAACCTATCCTTTCCCTAGCATCATACAAAGAGCTATACTTAACTCAAATCCATTTGATATATGGGGCAGGGCTACGACTACTAGAGACTTTATACACATTGATGATGTCGTAGATGCAGTCATAACAATGGTCAAAAATGAGTGCAATCAAACTGTCAATCTTTGTACAGGTAGGCCGACCACTTTCCTTGAACTAGCTCAAATAGCTTTAAGGACATTAGGCGTGGACAAGATGCCTAAGTTTAACATCCTGACAGATAAGCCTGCAGGGGTGGCCTATAGGGTCGGTAACCCTGCCATGATGAGTGAGTATTACACGCCAAAAATAGATTTAGAGGAAGGTGTCCACAGGGCTATAGCAGGCATTGTGTGATTTACACTTATCCTATGGCAACTACACGCAAACGCAAAGTCAAAAAAAAGGTTGCGCCAAAACGCAAAACCACAAAAGACTCTGTACTTACTAAATTAGATTTTTGGGCTATTGCAGCCAATGAAGTTTATTTAGCTTGCAGAAAAGCTGGCATGAGTGAGGGCAACGCACTTGCATTTGCAATGGACAGATCAAGTTATCCTGATTGGATTGTGAACCCTACCGATCCTATTAAAAATCCTTTAGATGACTTTGATGAGGATGACGATTAAGCGCGACAAAACCGCTAATGCACGCTACTTAATTTGTAGTGATTTTCAAGTACCTTTTCAATTTGATGCGGCTATTGCTAACTTAAAAAAACTTGTTAAAACTTTTAAATTTGATTTAGTTTTAAATGTTGGGGATGAACTTGATTTAAATACTTTGTCAAAATTTTCTCAAGGTAAAGCTGAGTCATTTCAACAAACATTAAATGCTGACAGACAGTTATGCCAAGATATTTTATTTGATTTAAAAACAGATGTAGTTTCAAGATCTAATCATGGTGATAGATTATTTAAATCATTGATGGCTGTACCTGGACTTATGGAGTTACCAGAGCTGCAGTATGAGCAGTTTATGGACTTTGATCGGATGGGCATCTATTTTGCGAAAAAGCCTTTTGAAATTCCTGGGACTGACTTTGTCCTCTGTCATGGGGATGAGGGAAACATATCGCGTGTCGGCGGTTCAACGGCCTTGGGGATCGCACGCAGGTGGGGCAAAAGCGTAATTTCAGGGCATACGCACAGGATGGGTTACCAATGCCACTCAGAGGCCTTTAATGGCCGATTACAGAGGGTTTTAGTGGGTGTTGAGGTAGGACATACCTGCAACCTACAATCCATGTCTTATTTGGCTAAATACGGCCATTATGCCAATTGGCAGGCTGGGGCAGTCATAATGACAGTCAAGAGGGGTAATGTGAGCTTTGAAATGATCAGGTTTAACAATGATGGCAGCTTTACAGCTTTAGGCAAAGCCTTTGGGTAGTTGCATTTGTCAGTTAGATCTGGTTCAATTGCTTTTGTAAATGCAATTGACCTTGGAAGGGGTTAACATGAAAATAAGTAAGATCCAGTTTGAAGGTTTGACTGATGCACAAATGCAATGGGCTAGTGAGACAGATTGGTTAACTCAAAAAGATAGATTTGAGGACACAATTTGTTGGTCACATAAATACATTTATTGGGTAGAAAATTATGCCTCAGCTGTATTGGCAACATTGTTTTTACAACAAAATAAATATGATTACAGTATTTCTTATGACAATGCTATGGATCAATATTGTTTTACAACTGATTATGCAGGGTCTTGGGTGCGCGTATGATCATAGTTATTGAGAGTGTGTTACAAAGCAAGATAGATTTTAAATACACACAAGATACTGACAGCTATCTTGCAAGTACAACAAATGCGCTAGGCAGTTTTATGGCTGTTGGTAAAACACCAGATGATGCAGTGCGTAGATTAAAATCTAAATTGTTTGGTTTATTAGCTGAGTACATGAACAATCAAAAGGTGAACCATTGAACGCGTTAGCCTATGTTGAGAAAGGCTGGTTTGTTATGCCTTTAAAATCACAATCTAAAGAGCCATGTAAGTTTTTACGACATGGTTATCTTGATGCAAGTAACAATAAATCATTGGTTAAAAAATGGTTTAAAAATGATCCTAATCTAAACATTGGCTTGGCCATTGTGCAATCAAGTCTTGTAGTTTTAGATTTTGATAAGCGTAATGCCGTAAGCAAACAAGAGTGGCAAAACTATTTTCAGTGGTGCATGAAGTTAAATACACACACTGTCAAGACTGATGATGGTTACCACTTTTATTTTAAGGCTGATCCAAGCTTGCCATTTAAAGGTAAATTGATAGCTGGTATAGATATTAAACATAAAGGTTATGTTGTATTACCACCCTCAATACATCCTAATGGCAGTGTTTATGAAGTGATCAATGATGTAGATCCAATTGATTTACCAGATGGCTTAAGAAAGGCATTGACTTGGTAATTGTTAAGTACGACAAGATAAGTGGTGCGTATGTAGATGACACACGCAAACACTTTGTTAAAGCTTCTCTGATTAGAGATTACGCTCATAAATCTATGGGTGCTACTCAAGTCAGAGGTAGGCTCTCAGCTGCAATGGTTGAGGGTTATTGGTTAGACAAGTTCAAGGAAGCGGTGAAATATGAACTATGAGGCATACGGGTGGCTAGTTACCATAACATTGTTTGCGTTAGTCGGGTTAATGCTTTATGCAACCTGGTTTATTGCAATTGAAAATGGCTACGACAAAGGTTTTAAGAGTGGCTATAAACGCGGTCAAGCTGATGTTAAACAATCAGTATCTTGGAGACATCCATCATTGCGTGAAAGACAACTGAGTGCAGACAATGATTATTTAATGGACAAGGTTGTCAGCTTATGGGATAGGGAAAATAAGTAATGAAGCCTGATCTATCTCAATATGAGGATGCAGCCACTTTAAATAAGTGGTTTATAAACAATTACCCTATGGGCAGGATTGAACTGTCCATAGTGGAAATAAATCTTGACAAAGGCATTGTTATATTTAAAGGTAGTGTGTGGCGTGATAGTAATGATGCTGCACCTGCAGTAACTAACTTTGCAAAAGGTGAGCGTGATGAGTACCCAACGCACATGCGTAAATGGTATTTAGAGGACACCGCAACAAGCTGTATAGCTAGGTGTTTAATTTTGATTAAAGGCTCAAACAAGACTGCACCTAAAGAGTCAATGATCGCTGCAACTACATGGTCAGTAGAGCCAAAACCAGAGCTTGAGAGAAGCTTGTTAGAGGTTACCCCTGCGCCTGTAAAAACAGTTGAGGTTGACAATTTAACAGAGCTGCATTGTGCAGGTGGCTCACGCATGTTATACAAATCTGGCATATCTAAAACTACAAACAAAGAGTTTGCAGGCTATGTCTGTGTTTGTGGCAATAAATGTCAACCTGTGTGGGGATCACAAAGAGCTGATGGCACTTGGTTTTTTAAGGAGACTGTCAATGGGTAAATTAGAGATCATTGATGAGCATGGTGTTAAAGCCACCTTTACAGAGCAAGGCGTAATAGTAGATCTAGTGCCTAATCACCAGCTTTGCTTTAGCTGTGATGATGCAAGACTTTTAACCTTGGGTGATTGGTTAGTCTGTTACAGATGCGGATCTAAACAATGAGCTTTGACTATAAAACAGCTTTCCTTAAGGGTCACGCCTTTAACCGCTATGTAGCAGACCTTCTC